CACCCGCTTGGAAGTAGTTGCCACGCTTCATAATAGGCGTGGCGCGATCTTCAGACGTGCCACCACGGGCCTCTCGATGACGCTGGAGCATGTCGTTTGGCGTTAAACCAAACGGGCACAGAAACACGCCATCGATGGGTGTGATCATCGGCGTGTCGCTCGCGCCGTTCTCGTATCCGGTCCGTGACAGCTTCATTTGATCACGCCGTCCAAAATTATAAACACGGCGCAGATCGTGGATAGGGCGAAGGCGAACACGACGCCCTCGAATATCGTCTTTAACATATCGTTCTTCTCCCGTTTGGTTTGCAAATACGGGAGTATTCATGGGTATTGAGGGGTATTACTTGGTTGCAAACTATTTTTGACTTATTAACGAAATCAATAGCTTGCGTCGTTATTGGCACCTCTGCCGAGGGCGCCATTCTATCCCCAAAACCGTTGAATACTCTCGTTTCTGCGGTTTGTTTGCAAAGCTCTAACATAAAGTTTGCAAAAATTGTACTTATTTCGTTCACTTCCGCAACCTCGCGGATGCATTCGTTGCCATTACAGCGTTGCTAGCTTTTGACGTATAGATGCGTGAGGTCTCAGCTTTTTTCCACCCATAGAACGCCATCAATTCGTGATCGCTGGCACCGTCTTCCGCCATCGCAGTCGCACCAGCTTTGCGTAGACCGTGGGCAGATAATCCGACCGGCGGTCGCCCATGCGGTAGACCCGCTTGCTTCACCATGTCCGTAAACCACTGCGAGAAGCTTTTGGCTGATCGAAATGGTGTGCCCAGTGTTGTGAGAAGGTACACCATATCGCCAATCTCGGTCTGCTCAATTGCGTGCTGTAGATTGGGGTGGAATGGCACATTGATAGGTGCGCCGGTCTTTTGGCGGTCAAAATACACTCGTGCCGCACCGTTCGTATCGCGCCGGATGTGTTGCGGTCCAATTTGATAAGCATCGACCGCCGCTGCGCCGGTCCAGAACATTAACTCATATGCAAGGCGTGGCATTCCACCGATAGCGTGGTGCTGTTCAAATTGCTGCAAATGTTGCGGCTCCCAGACGCGAAAGCCTTGGGCATTTTTAGCTTTCTGCCGCGTAATGTTAAGGCATGGATTGACCCAGTCTTTTGAGACATATCCACGCTGGATTGCGAGATCAAACAGCGGTGACAAGTCACTCAAAAATTTCTTGGCTTGCTCTGTCCCGTTTGTCTGTGCCCATCCATCGTGTATGTCTTGCATGGTGTTGTTATTAAGTTGTGCGTATCGTTTCCACCCATGCTCAACCATGAGCCGGTCAAGTCGACCGGTCTTGCTTTTGATAGTGCCCTCTTTGTAGCTCGCAAATTTAGCTGACTTTTTAAACACGGCATAAAGTCCGCTCAACGTGTCTAAATCCGACGCGACTGATACGACCGGCATGCGCTCCAACTGCGCTACAGCGTCTTTATATTGCTCGATGAAGGCATTGGTCTCGGTGACGTAATCTGCGGTGATCCTATAGCATTTGCCGTTACCGTGGTATCGGACATAGACATACCATTTGCCTTTACTTAATACCGGTTGGAGGTGCAGTAGATTTGGTAAGCGGGGGCGTTTCGGTTTGCGCGGCATTACCAATCCCCCCCGGTCTTGCGTGTTGGCAGCTTATCAAACGCGCGGTCAAGCTCGCGCCGATCCCACACGTATCTTTTCAAGCTAACCCGTTTCGGCTGGGGCAAACTCCCCGCTGCGACGAGCTTGTCAAAACTCGACGGACTTGCGCCGATATACTCGGCGGCTTTTATCCGATCCAATCCCCGTGGCGTTCTCATAGCGTCTTCCATTCGCTCTACCCTTGTCCCACATTTAACATGATATTCGACTCTGTCGCGGTCTTTGTTCGCCCGATATCGGTCGCTCAACAACTGATATCGGTCGCTCAACAACTAGTATCGGTCGCCGGGCGACTGGTATCGGTCGTTGGGCGACCGGCATCGCCAAACAAGTCGTCGTCATATGTGCCGTAAAACATTTCCTCGGACAAAGATCGATAATCTCCTGCGCCGATGGCACCGGATCGCTCCAACTCGCCGACATGCTGCGCCGTTTTTTGCATTTGATTCCACATGACCACATACTCACAAAATTCGATGATGACGGGCGTCAATATCTTAAAAATGACGCGATCAAACGCCTCTTCTTTGCATAGCGCCGTCAATGAATAGCGGTCGCCGTTCGATTTGATTAACAACCCATACTCGACGCCGGTTCGTATAACTGCCTTAACGGCGGTTGATTTCGCGGCGCTTCCGCAAGCGACTTCAATCTCGGCGCGCGTAAAATATTCGCGTTGTGCGCCCGCCGCGACGATGTTCCGAGTAACAACGCCGCCCACCGTGGTATGCGTGTCGCGCCATTTTGTAATTGTAGCGCCGTAAGCCAGAGAGCGCGGATGCTCTTGCAACCAGAGACCCATCATTGAAAACAAATAAATTGCCCGGTAGCGGCTGCGCCACAAAAAGATAAACGGATTTACGGAAAATCGCGCATTGCAGATCTCGTAAATCTTGCGGCGCTTTTCTATTGATTTTTGCATGCGGGTGACGTGTTCTGACAGATTCATAATTTCCTCCTATTTCGCTTTGATGTTGATTTTTGGTATCGGTTTTTGCGCGTTGGCAATCGCACGCTTAACGGTCTCGGCTGACCACAACGGGCGCGGCTTTGCCGGATCGCGTGTTGAGACTTCCATGTCGATTAGGTGCGCTTGGTATGTCGGAACATGCCGAGCGTTAAGCTCACGCGCTATGCCGCGCAACGAGAAAACACCGAGCTTATGGATTTCCTCAACCCGTGGCATGACGGTGTCGTGAGCGTACTTGATCGTGTCATGCACAAATCGCTTGCGAGCAATCTTGCTGCTTTTTTCCGATTGCGGGTTGCCGAGTGTCACACCCCGCTTGCGTGCGGCTTTCAATGCAACCTTTGTGCGCTCACTTGTTTGGTCGGCTTCCAGCTCCGCGACGGCAGCAAGGATGCGCCACAGAAATTTGCTGGTTGACGGATTACTAAGGTCGGGCACGTCACACGCGACGATCCCGATGCCGTCACGTTCTGCCGCTTCGGTCACTTTGATCATAAAGTTGAAATTGCGCGACAGCCGGTCGAGCTTGGCAATGATCAAGACGCTGCCATCTATCTTACAGTCTGCGGTTGCCTTGCGTAGAGCCGGGCGACCGGTGCGGGACTTGCGACCGGACTCCACCTCGACGACGACCTCAACGACCGCAAGTCCAAGCTCTTTAGCTTTTGCGCGCCCGATCTCTTCCTGCGCCTCAAGACCGAGCCCGCTTCGCCCTTGCTTCTGGGTCGACACCCGGCAGTAGATGCGTGCCGTGGTGCTTTTGGGATTACGCGGTGTCATGGAGAGCGCCCCCGAATGAATGCGTGAGGCTTTCCCGGACTATGGTCACCGCGCGAGCAGCGCATGCCTCTTCGCTTTGGTCATAAAGCTGCCCTCGCTCTGCATCCATGAACCCCATGCCGAGCAAATCGTAAATCTTGGCAGCTTGCTCAACAGTCAATTCCATCGCGACGATGCGCTTCATGACTGCGCTCCAAAATCGGTGTCTGGATGATCTAACGCCTTCGCAAGTTTGCGGCTAAGACGCTTCGCGCCATCAGCTTCCGACGTGCCGCGCTTAACGGTCGGCGTGTCGTCCCACCAAATCGCCCCGATAGCGCTTTGGATCATGTCAATCTCGTCTGCGGTAAGGTTGATGTTCCGGCCTACCATTAGTCTTCTCCCTCAATTGCTTTGCAGATCGCTTCTATTTCCTCAAAGGTGACTTTGCCCTTTTTGCATTCGCTAATTTTGTCCCAGTTGTTAAGCAAACGCGCACCCGGATGTTTAGCGATGTCGTTTGCATATGCCGATTTTATAAAATCAACTGCTAATCTTTTTGCCGTGTTTTTATCCATTAGTCTTCTCCCTTAAAACTGTCGATTTCTGCTTGAGCCAACTGGATCACAGTCTCCGTTGGTGTTGTGACCGGATGCACGTGAATGCTGGGGATTTCTGCCCCGTCAAACCAAATGTATCCGTCACCGCGCACGACCTCGATGTTCAAGTTGTGCGTGACGATGCGTCGGTTGACTGTGCGAAAATTTGCCATTAGTCGCCTCCCTTGTTGGTCGCTTGTGTTCATCTTGTTCTATCTATATGTCACTATTCGTAACGCCGTCAACAGTCGTAATGTGTCATATCGACATAATTATGGTGACGGGCAATGCAAACACATAAGACGACTTTGGTGCTGCCAAGTGAATTAGCGGCCTCGCTCAAGATGGTGGCGGCGGCGCAACGTCGGTCGATGTCCTCGCTGGTGTCCGAGTTATGCACCATAGGACTGGAAGCGCGGGAAGGTGACAGCACGGCCCGGATCACCGCATTCAAAAAAGCGGCGCGATATGTCCGCGTATGACACCGGTTACATTCTTGTTGCCGTACCCACCAAGCACCAATCGCTTGTGGAGATACACAAGCCGAGGCGTCTACCGCACGTCGGTCTACAAGTCGTGGCTGACACAAGCATCGCTCACAGCGCAGTACAGCGGCTTGCCAATAGTCGAGCCGGTTCATGCCGAGTTGAGAGCAGCGCCACCGGACAAGCGTCGTCGCGATCTGGACAACTTGCTCAAGCCGGTCGGCGACTGGCTGGAGCATTTCGGTATCCTTGAGGACGACAGATGCATACACAAATGGACCGCAATGTGGGATCGCGAAAACGTGACGAATGCCGTGATGATCACGCTGTCTGCCCTCGATGCAGAGGTGCGGGAATGATTTACCGCCCGGAGGTCATTGTCGCCGTCAATGAGTATACCGCTGACTATTCCGAGTACACGATTGGCGGTGATGATGCGTGC